CGAAGTGTAAGTGAGGCCCAGTAGAAGCTCCGGTGTTTCCGCTCCTGGCGATTAACTGGCCTTCTTTGACCTTGTCACCCTTGGCTACTTTGAGAGAGCCTTCTTTTAGGTGCATATAAGAGGAGGTAATAAACTTACCTTCAACCTTATGTCTAATCTTAATAATGTATCCTCCACCGCCGACAGTCCCATTAGGGCCCTTGATGCTTGATGGGCCCGAGGAGATGACTCGACCATCAGCTACTGCGAAGACATCCGTTCCAACTGGTGTGGCAAAGTCTACGCCGTTATGGTGTTTGCGAATCTTCTCAATGGGATGCACTCTCCAGCCAAAGCCATAAGTAATCTTTGGAATGGGCTTATTGAACGGAAGTCTCATTTCAATACCAAACTTA